ATAAATGATGTGCTCCAGAATGAAATAGTTTCTTGTGCTTTCAAATTACCGTATAACATTTCAAAGTCATTGTCTGAAGGCATTTCAAACATATACTTTACCATATTCTTATATGGAATCTGATAGAGTGATGACTTATCTTCATGGTCGCCTGGCAAGAAACCAATCTCTCTTGTGGAGACCAATGACCTAACAATATACACCTTATCATATGGTGTCATTTCGTCAAGTACATCTTTAAGTGCAAGATATAAACTGATAAATGTCTTACCAGTACCAGCACAACCATATGCAAAAAGGTTCTTTCCTTTAGCATACTCTTCAAAAAGAATCTTCTGATTATCTGTGATAGGTTCTACATCAACCAACATACCATTGTTGATTGGTCTCTTCCTACGCATCTGTTTAGCTGTCATCCCTGCACCAACAGTGCTGTTAGTATTCCTTCTTTTTTTAGTTGACATTAATACCTCTATTGGCTAAACGACCCTTTACTCCACCAGCTTTTTCAGATTTCTTTAAAATCTCACCCCAGCCTGGATGTTTGTTGGTGAGCTTATCTTTCCACTCTCCAACTTCTCCCACGCCTGGAACTGTGGATGGATCTGAGTAATCCCTTGTCCAATCGGGATTGTCCTCTTTCCACTTGTCCCACTCCATGATACTCATTACAACCTCTTTCTGTTCACCAGTTTTTGTGTTGACTACAGGGTATGTTGCCATTAAGTTTCTTCTCCGTGAAGTTCTTTTTTGATTTGTTTTTGAATCTCAACCACACCATTTCTCCATTCTAATGCTTCAGAAACGATTGGGAACTGTTCTATGAATACAGTTTTACATGCCTGTGCAATGTCCATGTGTTCCTTCTGAGTTCCATGAGCGGATCTCAGTTCAATATAATGAATCCATGATCTACAAGAACCTGTCATATAGATTCTTGTTGGTGTGCAAAGTGGTAAGACCATTCTGGCACATTCTTTTGCAACTCCTTCCTCTAACATCTGTTGATATAAGGCGGTTGCAGAGTCAAACAGGGTTTTCATTTGTAATTCTAACTTCTGTTTGACAAACTCTTCAAGATCGTCTGTAGAGTTTTGACGATTCTTTAAATCTTGTTTCCTGAGACTAGGAATAGGAATAATGCCTAGTTGTGTACTATCAGCATACCGTTGAGAGAACTCTTGAAACGTAAATGACCTGTGACGGAGTATCTGTGCTGCAATGGCACGAGTTGTCTCTATCTCAAGAGTCATACTAGATTGTTCAAATACTGACCAGTGTTGATGTTTGATACAATACTTGAGAAGTCCAGCAAACTTTTCATTGTCCTGATTGGCAGGGTTGGAAACTCTGGCAATATGTGCCATAGTCTTTTCTGCGTCAGGTGTAACTGTTACTAATTTTACATCCATTAAAGTTCTTCTTGATCGGCGTAGGTGACACGATGTTCACCACCATTAACATAAGCAGTAGGATCAGAATAAACTTCTGCTTCTAACTCCTCAATAACAGTTTTCAAATTTTTAATGATGAGTTTCAAATGGTTTTTGTCCATATCAAATATAATAATTAAAGTTAATTACTGATCTTCTGGGAGTATCAGTGGTTGTGACTCCTCTATGTTTTTCATTTGAATCAAAAATTAGAAGTCTGTTTTCAACACTTTCAACTTTCATACCGTTGCTTTCAAACTCAGTATATCCGTTGTTAGTATTTACATAATATATGGCCGTGATGCAATTGTCAACATCACTATGATAGGCACTTTCCACATGAGTCTGCGTTTTCATATTTAGATTAGCTTTACACCTGACAATAGAGACAGGATCAAGTTTTTTCCATATTGGACTCAGATCATTAAAGAATGGACTTTGTGGTGCAAAGTTAGTATAAAAAACATGCACAAATTGAAAAAGACCATCGCCAGGAAGCACAATACCATTACAACAATTCCAACTCATCTTATAACCCAAGATAAGATCTTGAATTGGTTTGAATTGGTCAGGAGCAAGAAAATTATCTATTAATTCATAATTCATCTTGTGCCTGGTCTGCCTCTTCCAGTAGTTTAGACACAAATTTCTCTGTGCCATCCATCATTTTAACTTGAAACAGATTGGATTTCATATATCTCTTTGTCTTCTTATATTTCTTGATGAGTTTCTTATACTCTCCCAAGTTCATTTGTACTTTTCCCTCTTCAGCCATTCAGCATGTCCCCCTCAAAGTTCATCATGGCAAGTAAAGTATCATAAGGAATCCATGCAGGGTCTTCATTCTCGAACTGCACTTCTACTTCCTTGATGTTTTTCTGTAAGAATCTGCTGTATGAGGTTCTCACATTTTTCACAACACTCATAGGATTAATCATTTACGTTTTTGTGGTTTCTTGTTGGAAGTTTTTTTCTTATCTGGATTGAGCATGTCCTCATTCCAGAGTTTAGGATTGATTGTGCCTTTAGTTTGAACCCAAGACTGCAATCCATTTTTGTACTTGTCGTAGTAGTAATCGAACATTTCTACTTGTTTTTGACATAAGGTTATGTCATAACACACTTTGCCATCCTTTTGGTATTCCACAAGATATGCCGTATAAGGCAACTTTGTGTTTTGTGCTAGTTTTGGATCGCAATCTTCGTGTAAGATTTTCAACTTCGGTTCCCCCATGTAATTTCTGGATAGGCTTCTGACACTAATTCTTTAGTGATATTATACTTGGTATTGAGAGCTTTGTCCTTTACAAGAACAAGGATTTCTGCCTCTGGTTGAGGTAGAGTCTGGAGAATATTAATAAAAATAGACTCTCTCTTGATCTTGTTAAGTTGGTCGTCTCCACCCTTCACAAAGCGGTAGAACTGCCTTGCGGCATTACGGATAGTTGTTCTCTGAGGAACCCCCTGTTCTTTAGATGCCTGCACATCACCTTCTACAGGTTGATATGGGACATCTCCCTCTGGAAGTACGGAGATGACTGACTCATCAAAGTTCCAAATCATGACCATTTTGAAAGAGTCATCACCATGAGTGCGAAGAAGCTCTAACTTTTTAGCCTTTACTCTTTCAGAATCGACTGCTTCTAAGAGTTCATGAACCATAGGATTGGGCGGCAGTTCTTTCTTTTTAACTGTCACAGTCCTTGGTTTTGTTGCAGTTTTGCGAGTGGAAGTACTTTTCTTCCTAGTTGACGTTGATCTAGTCCTCGTCGTCTTCTTCGCTGTCGTCATTGTTTTCAAACCTCACGGCTACTATTTCATCGGGAATTAACATTCCATTTTCATCATACATCTCAGGATGCGTATACGCCTGATTCTGCATCTGGACGTAATTGTTTTGTTGGGCTAACCAGCCAATTATACCACCTAATAACAGAAACGTAAAGCAAAGTATACTAAACATGACAAGAAGTACAGTGGTTTCCATTTTGACCTCCTAAGGCTGTTTCTTTTTTATGTCCAACGATAATCTAAACTCTCTGCCAAATAGACTCAGTTTGAAATCGAAGAACCTTGGTTTGTTTTGGGGTTTAGGTTGTCTCTCTCCTCGGAGTATAAGTTCTACGCCCTTATTTATGTCCATGTCAGGAGGCATCATTGGAATAAACCCTATGTTCTTTCAGATATTTTAATGTTTGATTAGCATTTCCAATGACTTTGTTGTCTAACATCACTTGAGGCAACTCAATAACGTCAGGAAACTTCTCTTCAAACTCTTCTGCTGTATAGTCTTTATCCAATTCCTTGTACTCATAGTCTCTTCCCAACAGTTCAAAGACTGTTTTGACCTTATAGCACATTGGACATTTGTTTTTTCCGTAAATTATAAACATGTGTTAAAAATGAATTACTCCTACTTTTTGCCACTCAAAATCAAAAACTAATAGAGATCCGAGTGTATTTTCATTGAAGCATACTGTAAAATATCTAGATAACTTTCTACCATCTAATCCTCTAGAAGGTTTTTCACCTATAAAAATGACCCGACCTTCCAGTGGTTTACCACCTAGAACTTCGGGTACACTAACTATCGAACCTTCACGGATTGCTACAGTTTTCTCGGTATCTAAGAAAAGCGTCTTCGATTCCTTCTGTGGATTGTTTCCCTTGAGATACCCAGATGTGGCAGAATTCGTAGAGGTGTCGGACATTTTTGAGAGTGTTGTATTTTTTGAGTGCAATGAAAGAGTCTGCTCGAAGTTGCATACGTTCGTCATTATATCGCCAGTCACTCATTTTCTTCCTTGCTCTCTTTAATTGCTTTATCTAGTTTATCAAAAAGCCCATCAGTAGTCATCAAATTTTCGATATGAGATAACATACCACCAAGTTCCCTACAAATATAGGGTCTCTCTGTTCGTGCAGCAAAGGCGAGAGCTTCTCGAATGTTTCTCTCCGCCTCTTTCATGCTGTCTTCTACTTGTTTAGATAATGCCATCAGTTTTTCTGAATTGAGTCCCAATCTTTCTGGAACAGGTCAAGTCCTTTGTCTGTAAGAATGTGATTGTACATCTTATCGAATACACCCACAGGTAATGTACAAACGTCACTACCAGCACCAAAACAACGTCCTACATGATGAACGTCTCTCAAAGATGCAGAAAGAACCTGAGTTCTTGCAAGATGTTCACGATATACAGCAGCGATTGATTGAACCAAAGCAACTCCAGAGAAGGAATTGTCATTCAATCTTCCTACAAAAGGAGAAACATATGTTGCATCTGCTTTTGCAGCAAGAATCGCCTGGGATACAGAAAATACCAAAGTAACGTTAGTGGTGAACCCATCGGACACAAGTAACTTACATGCTTTCAGTCCTTCAACTGTACATGGGACTTTGATGGTCACATTCTTCATTTCTTTGAAGACTTGAGCCTGTTTAACCATGTCAAGAGCATCATCTGCAACAACCTCAGCAGAAATGGACTCAAAATGAGGGAAGTCCTGAGAGAGTTGTCTGATGACCTCTACAGGGTCTCTACCGCTTTTTCGGATAAGTGTGGGGTTTGTAGTTACGCCATCGATCAGACCCGACTGGTCACGTTTGGCGATTTCATCATATTCTGCTGTATCAAGAAAGATTTTCATCATTTGGTTTGGGTTTTTTGTAAAGTTTCTTTATCAACTTGGCGTATTTTACGTCCTCTTCAGTATACCAGTTAGGATGCTTTTTTGCAACCTTTATTAGTCGTTTTGCTGTTTTTCTCTGATCTTTTCTAGTGATTTCGTCCAACATTTTCGCTCTTTTTCTCTACTCCGTGTTCTACTATTTAACAAAGGAGTTAAGTAAAAATACGCTTTGGAATCATAACATCCAGATTCTCTTAACTTTCTAATAATTAAAAGTTGTTCTTCTAGATTCACCTTCGTAGTGTTTTTAAGTAATTTAAAACATCCTCACGAACCCACATGAGTTCGTTGTAGCAACCTTGATTATGAGCACAACCACGCAAAGCATGATCTGGTTCCATTACAGACTCAATAAAGATATCGAGTCCACGATTCCACTTTACATCTTGCGATTCGTGGACATCTATTTTACCTTGATCTTTCATAGTCTTTCAATGTCTTCTGGGGGTCTTTCTGGGTGTTCGGTGCAATATTTATCAGCACCAGTAACAATTTTTACTTGTTCAATAGTCATCCATTGCTTTTCCATCTCTGACACCAAATATGCAATCTTTTTGTTCTGTATCTCTACAGTTTCTAAAAGATATGCAATAGTATGAGCAAGAGTTTGCCTATTACCGTTCTCATCTTTGAGATAGATTGAATAGGTAGTTCGGAATTTGCGAACCAGATGAATTCTTAGTATAACATAAAGAACTATGTTACTCAGTATAATTGTAATCATTTTTTAGATTTGATAGAACTCCACGTTAGCTGAAAAAGACTCCTAATAGTAGATAATAGAGGAAATCTCTGTTTAGACCCAATTTCATCAAAAACATCCATGTTCAACCTAAATGCGTAATTTGCTTCGGCAATAACCAGTTGTTCATCAGGTTTACTGAGAGGGAGATTATCTAAAGCAGTCCTATACTTGTTCTTAAATGATTTTGCATCATCAATTTCATCAAACTCATAAAAAGCAAGGCCTTGTCCATTAAGACCCATTGATTTATCAGCAATATTCCTAAGTATCTGACCACCAGATAAGTCACCAAGATAACGTGTATAGTGATGTCCCACTAAGAACTTAGCATTGATCTTTTTGACTCTGTTGACGTAGTTCTTACAAGCATCTGTAGGAGAAATAGTATCTCTCCAGTTTTCACCCCAATAGAACTCACAATCTTTTTCAAGAGCGGGAACACGTCTAAGTTCATCAAACGCTATAGGTCTAATGAAAGAATCATCTTTAAATTTATCTATCTGTTCTTCAAGAGCAGTGTAAATGAAGAAAAAATCAGCAATAAGTTGTTTGTAACTTTCCTTATCCACTACACCAGCAAGAAAGTTCGTGACGAACCCTGTGTTTTCTGCCATAGTATGGGATTTTTGAGTTCCCTTCTTGATTGCTTTAGAAAATGTTAGTAAAGTCATGATGAGATTATAGTGTATCTTTATCCTTTTGTCCAGCGGGGTGGAATGAGTATTCATTATCCCACTTAAAAGGAGTATTGTTCATTTCGTGTTTTTTGTCTTTTATAAAGCTTTCTAAGACTTTTTCGACAAGTGATTTAATTTTCTTTATCATTGATGTAATCCACAAATAAAATACCCTCTAAATGGTCAATTTCGTGCTGAACCACTCTTGCAGCAAGACCATCTAGTTTCCATTTCTTATATTTACCATCTTTATTTTGGAAGGTTACTTTTATTGACTTAGGACGTAAAACTTCCCCATTTTGGTCTGGCACACTCAGACACCCTTCATCAAATAACACCTTTTCTTCACTTTTCCACG